GGACCTGCTCGGTGATGGTCTGCTCGGTCAACCACAGGTTGCGCCCCGACTGACTCTGATTGCCCTCCAAGCAGTCCCCCGGGATGGAGATTTGGATGCCCTCGATGCCGTGGCGCTTGAGTGCCTTGAACTCGCGTCGGGCGGCGGCCACCGACTCCAGATAGCGCTCCACGATGGCCTCGGTAGCCCCGCCCCGACTGCGCTTGCCCAGCTGCTGGTCTCCGGCCTGGAAGACAAACCAATGCGGGGTGGTCAGGGTCGCCGGATGGTCCTTGTGGGCCCGGGCTTTTTTGACCAGCGCCTCGATGTCGCCGAGATTAGCTCCGACCCGGGTGGCGATGGTGAATTTGTAGGCGGCCAGCCAGGTGGTTTCGTACTCATTGGTACCTCGGATGCGGGAGCGCTGCTGCCAGCGCGACACCTTGGGGTCGCCGACGATCTGGATCTCTGCGGGGTCGTAGCCGAACTCGCGCAGCAGTGCGTCGTAGTCGGCCGGGGTGGCGCTGACCGGTCCGGTCTGGATGTATCCAACCCCGGCAGACCCGTCGTACTCGGTCCGGGGCTGGTAGTGCGGCTCGTCGGCTCCCGGCTCGGCGAGCAGCTCATCCATCAGCGACATGGTTAGCGCCTGCACTCCCGCACATGCCGGGAGAAGGTCGAGTACGCCCCGGGCACCGGAGGGGTCAGGCGGGTGGAGGCTCGGTAAAGCTTGGCCATGTCACCGCCGTTGGCGATCCAGTTGTGGTAGGCCGTAGCATCTGCGTCATTCAGATTGTCAAACCACAAACAGACCTTGCAGCGATTCACGCTGTCGGCCTTGCGCTCGGCATCGAGCTCGTCGGCGAGTGTCACCGGGTAACCCTCTCAGTCAGACCAGAGAGCACTGTCACTCTTTTTCCTGGGAAGTGCCCTGATTAACAGGTCAGCAGCAGGTAACAAATCACTTCTGTCAGCAAACAGAAAAGCCGCCCCCTTGTGAGGGACGGCTCTTCTGTCGTGTGTTTGCTACAAAAGCGGGTTAGCTCTTGCGCAGGATCACGATGCCGCGCGGGTTGAGGACGGCCATGCCGACCAGCTCGTCCATCACCCAGCCCTTGTGGAACTGCTCCACCTGGTTGTTCTCTTCGACATCCAGCGAGTACATGACCGGGAACACGCCCAGGTACTCGGGGTCGGGAGTCAGGTAGACGGTGCCTGCCGGGATGATGATGGATTTGCCAATCTGGAACTCGCCGAACTGGACGATGCGCTCGCCAGCAACGACAGAGTCCTTGAAAGCCCAACCCGTGGTGTTGATGTCCCAGCGGTACAGGTCGCGGTACTCCACCGGGTTCATCAGCAGGCGCGACGAGTCGAGCATGCGCTGATCGGTGAAGGTGACGGCCGTGTACAGATCGGAGGGCTGCAGCGTGGCCGAAGCGATCTCGATCTCGTTGGGCAGCGCACCGGTGCCGGGATTGGCGGTGGCGTCGACCACGCGGTACTGCTGCGCGGACACCTCCAGCAGGGTCACCAAGCGGCTGTCTTCCGCACGCATGATGGCTTGCTTGGTCTCGTCTTGGGTGTACTCGATGATGTTGCTGCGCAACCAGTAGAGGTCTTCTTTCTTGACCTTCGGGAAGGACGCGATGCGGAACAGCTCGACCCGCACGCGCTTGCCCTCAAACGGGGTGACCTTGACTTCACCCTCGTTACCGTGCAGGTAGTAGGCCTGCCCGAGGTCGTCGAGCACGTCGTACTCGACCGGCACACCGGGGGTGAGGGTGTCCTCCAGGAGGACGTTCCTCAAGATGCCCTGGTAGCGCAGTTTGAGCTGGATCGGACCGATCATGCTTTGCCCAAGGCGCAGCATGCCGTTCTGCCGGTCACCGAGGATGGTGGCCAGTCGCTCTTGCTTCTCGCGAGCCGACAGTCGTCGGCCGCCCATGCGCTGCATCCAGCCCTGGGCGTCGGCGACGTATTCCTCGCTGTGGCGAGCCAGGCGCTGCAGGCCCGAGCCCATAGCAGTCAACGGAGCGCTCATGTTATTCACCCCTTCCTTAGCTTCCACCAGCGACGGACACGCTCGACGCGAAGTCGAACTTGTTCAGCCGGATCTGGATCTTGTCGGTGCCGATGACGTCCACCAGCTCGGCGACCACGTTGTTGGCGTTGGCCCCGACCGGGGTCAGCAGGCCGTGGTTGTTGGCCGTGAGCAGCCGGATGGAGCCGTCGGTGGTGAGAGCGCCATTCCAGTCAGCGGTGGTGTCGAAGCCGGGCGCGAGGATCTCAAAAACCGCTTGAGAATCTCCCACCCAGACGGTGAACAGGTTGGTGCCGGTGCCGGTGACCTCGTCGATGCCGAGAGTCGGGGCGCACCACAGGGCCGAGAAACCGAACGGCTTCTGATTGCCAGCGCCGGTGAAGGGTGCGAACACCTCACCGCGCAGCCGGGTCATCACCGTACCGGGGACGATGTCGAACGACCGGGTCCAGGACGGATCCAGGAACCCGCCGTAGGTCGTCGCCTGATGGTGGGCGTACAGCGGCCGGATGGTGCGCTTCTGCGCCGGGTTGGCCGATGTTGGACGGAACATTTCTTCTCGCCTCCTTTCAGAAGGTCAAGTCGCTTGTGGCTTTCAGAGCCACATGCCGATGTCGTTGCTGGGATCGTTGGCGGCCGTGCGCGCGGATGCCGTGCGGGGCGCGGTCATTCCACGGGGCAGGCCATTGGCGGTCCCGCGAGAAACAGCAGCGGCGACCTTCCGGGAGTGCGCCCGCTGGGTGTTGGCCGACACGACCGCCTCAAGGACGCGCGTGCGGTCGACCACCGTAGCGTGGCGCATGGTCTGGGCCTGGGCGACAAGACTCCACTTGTCGCGGTGCGGCAGACCGGCGCTGATATAGGCCTCGGCATAGCGAACCGCCGCGACTGCATCAGCTTTGCGATTGGCACTCTTGGTGCCCGCATCACCCTCGCCCGGAGCCCAAATCTGGGAGTCGGTGTCGAGGTTGGGAGCAGCGAGGTTGTCTCCGGCGTTGGACCCGAAGTCGCCCAGGTCGTACTGGGAGGCCTGGGCCTCGGCGTCGGTGATATCGGAGACCGGTGCCTCCACGTCGATACGATCCTGCGGAGCTGCGACTTCCAGCTTCTCGTCAGCGCGACGCTTCATGGCACTCCTTGCTTGCTCAGTCTTTCTGGCTTGACGCAAGACCCGATCCAGGGTCGGGTACATGCGATCCAACGGAACTCCGGCCGCCTTGGCGTAGCTGGCGGCCTGACGGCGGATGAAGTTGGCATTGCCGTGCTGGGCGGCGGTCCGGCCGGTGGTGGACTGCAGCCACCGGTCGAAGTTGCGGAACACGTGCACCGAGGCGTCCTTGGGCTGGGTGGGCACCGCGTCGGGCTGCAGTGACTCAAAGTCGCCGCGCAGATCCTCGTCGGTGCCGCTCAGCTCGGGGTTGACCAGGTCGGGATCGACGATGTTGTCGTCGCAGCACTCCTCGGCGAACTTGCGGTAGGACCGGATTTCGCGCTGCAGATCAGCGGCCTTGGCCTTGATCCGCTGTTGCATCTTGCGCGCCACCAGAGTGTTCTCGGTGTTGGAGATGGTGCCATCCCCGGGCACCGGAGCGGCCACGGCCTCGGCGGAGGGCACCTGGGACAGGTACACCTCCTCCTGCACGCCCTGGTCCTCGTTGTCCCCGTAGGGGCCACCGTCGGTGTGGCCGCTGTCGTCGGCGTAGTGGAACTTGCGTCCCCTGGCGGCGACCCGGCCGCGAGCGGCGAGACCATTGCTCATGGCGTATCCTTTCCCTCGCCTATTCTCGGACGAAGACTGCTGTCCTACAGTGGCGACAAAACGCCGGAAGCCCTCATTGGTCGGCCGCACCCCGCGCTGGCGGCACGAAGCGAGATAGGACTTCTTGACTCGCTTCATCATCGACGGCTCGTTGAACCGAGAGTCACCGCGCACCAGCTCGGCGGGGCTGGCGACTTCGCCTTCCGAAGAGAAGTCCATGGGCGAGCGGTGCTGGGGCGAGCGGTGCTTACCCAGCTCGGGGGCGCGGCGCGCTCCGGTCTCATCGGTGATCGCCTCGCCGTAGCTGTCGCGGTCCTGGGCGGGGTCGTAGTAGCGCCCGCCCACCGGGGCATCGTGCTGGCCGCCCTGGTACCGGCGGGCCATCCGCTGCTCGGCTTCGGGGTCGTCGTAGCGCACGTCCTCGTCGCCGGGCTCGTCACCGTAGATGCCCTCGTCGCCGTCAGGCTCGCCGTGGCCGCCCTCGTCGCCGTACTCGTCCTCGTCGTAGCCGTCGGCGTCGTCGTCGTAGCCGTCGGCATCCTCGGGACCGTCCTCGGGGTAGCCGTCGCCGTCAGCATCCTCGGCGTACTCGTCGCCGTCGGGCTCCCCGCCGCCGCCGTTCTCGGCCTCGTACTGCTCCAGCTCCTGCACCGCCTGGTCGATCAGTGCGGCATCGTCGTTCGCCATCCGGCGACGGCGTCGATTGCGGGCCATGGCCTGCCTCCCTCGTTGTTGGGCCATCATGGCCTCGTCGTCACCGGGCGCTCCGATGTCTTCCACGTCCTCGACCCGGCGGTCGGTGTCGAGGCCTTCATTTTCCTGCTCGCGGTCGAGCCGCTTGGTGGTCCCCAGATCGGGGGCCTGCAGTTCTTCGGGTGATTCCAGATAGTGCTGGAACGGGATGTCGTCTTTGTCCTCGTCGTCGTCCCCGCTCCCGATGGGCTCGACGAACTGGTAGTCCTCAAAGGTCTCGCCGTCCTCGTCGCGCAGGGTGTCGATGTCCTCGGGGGCCTCGATCTCGCCGTAGCCGTGGCGGCGGCCCGCGACCATCACCCGGGAGACCACGGCGGTCTCGTCGGCGGGGTCGAACACGTAGCTCAACTCAAAGAAGCCCAGCTTGTAGCA